TTTGCACCAATATCGGCAACGTAGTCACCTAGAATACCAACAGACACTAGACCACTATCCCAAGATAGATAGCCAACTGTGAGCATATTGGTGGGCTTACGGATATTGTACACATAGCAAATGGTGTGGTCAATATAGGCCGCATATCCACTGCTTTTCAACATGAGGTTAATACGTGCCATTGCCCCATAGACGCGCCCTGTGAAGCAGAATCCATTGGCTAGGGTCATTCCCTCAATCTCGGATAATCCCTTGACAGATAGGCCTAGGATAGCACCATATATGTCCTCGATCACTCTACGTAGCTTTACACCGGGCGCATAGGATACAGAGCAGTTGATTCGTAGGGCATGGGAATTCTTGCTACCATCCAACCAACGTGCCGCTCTTGCCTTTGCCGAGGCCTTGATGGCCTTTCTTGTGTCTGCATCAGTAACACCCTTTGCCGCTTCCGTTGCTAGCTTCTCCACCTCATCTGCTTTTACCTTGGCTAGGTTTGCCATAGATACAGCACTGATGGATAGCTTCTTGTCCACACCACTAATGGAGACTTCTGCCTGTTTCGTGATGTTACCAATGAAAATAGTGGTGAGCTGTCCCTTATCCTGATCTTCCCAGCCAACAGAGAACTTTATGGTGGAACCAATGGCTAGGAAGTCATTGATGGAGGAATCATTGAGGTTCTGAATGTTGAATTCAGCGGTGTTGTTGGTGAAGCGGTTTGACCTGTGTACTCGGAACCCAACGGCAACATTATCCAAGGTGAGTGTTTGGTTCACTACCTCATTGGATATTTCTAGGGATACGAGCTTGCCCAATGCCATTATTGCGCTTCCAGTTCTGTGATCTCATCAGAGGTTAGGTAAACTAGATTGTAGTCGGAATTGAAGGAATCATAGGCTAGTGGCTTTGGATATTCCACTGCTCTCATTACTACAATATCGCCATCCATAGCAATCTGGCTTCTGTGGTTCTTGGTAAGAGGCCAATACTCAACTACTTTGATGCCATTAATAGCACCACCCAAGTTGTCGTAAATATCCATGTGCCAGCGTTCGGATCTGGTGTTCCAATTCATACGGATAGTATAGGTGTTGTTGCCCAGATCCATAGTCATTGTGTAATCAGGGCTTTCTAAGTGGAAAGAAGGTAAGATTCTCATTGTTACAAGCCCTTATTGATAGGTGTTCATCATAAACTCATCATAGCCACCACCAGAGCTACCACCTGTTTGCTGTGCTGGTTGTGTTTGCACTGTTGCTTTGTTTGCTGGTGGAGTTGCTTGCACTACTGGTGGTGGGGATTTTGGATCTAGCTTCTGTGGTTTAACTGATGTAGCAAGCATGGTTTGCTTCAATTCCACCACATTCAATTGCTGGAACTGAATATTGATCTCTTGTGCATCACCACTCTCACCATCACGATCAGCACTCACCCTAGTAATCACCACATCATTGTAAACCTTGAGTGCTGTCACAATCTTGACACGCACCTTGGTCTCACGTAGCTTATTCAGGGTTTCCCAACATTGCTTTGCCCTATTTGGTCTCTTTTCCTTTCTGGAAACAATAGAATTGGCATAGTCGTCAATGAAGGATTCCCCATTCAAGCTCCAGTTGGAAATCACACCCGTAAGCGACCCCTGCACCAACTTATCCTTGATATGGATAGTCAAGTCAGATCCTTTCTGGATTGGCTGTGTGGAGATTTCACTCTCAGTAGAATGGCTTTCCTTTACAACAATGTCAAAGGTAATGGGCTTTGCATTCCCT